AAGAACTACAAGCCCGTGGAGCAGGGTGCGGGCATGACTGCAAAAGGAAGGGCGGCATACAATGCGAAAAATAATTCAAACCTTAAAGCTCCAGCTCCAAACCCTAAGACAAAGGCTGACGAAGGCCGTAAAAAGTCTTTTTGTGCGCGGATGAGTGGAGTCCCCGGCCCGATGAAGGACGAGAAGGGCCGACCCACCCGTAAGGCTGCGGCCTTGAAAAACTGGAACTGTTAATGGATGAAAGTTCAATACTTGCGCGAGTTGCGGAACTTAATCAACAACGCGCCGTCACCGTTGCAAATCTTCAGGCATTGGATGGAGCGATTGCGGACTGCAATTGGTGGCTTGCGAAGATCAAGGCAGATACCGTCAAGATTAACGAAAACGAGGGGAATGACTGATGGCTACCGGACTTTACGCGAACATCGCAGCAAAGCGCGAGAGGATCAAGGCTCAAAAGGCAGCGGGCAAGACTCCAGAAAAGATGCGAGCCCCCGGAGCCAAGGGAGCGCCAACAGCAAAGGCGTTCAAAGAGTCAGCCAAGACAGCAAAGAAGTAGCCATGCTGAAGAAATCCACGACAGACAAGGCGTTCAAGCAGAACATCAAGACCGAGGTCAAGGCTGGCAAGCCTGTCAAGCAAGCGGTTGCGATAGCTTATGCGGTCAAACGGGAAGCCAAAAAAGGTACTAAAGGTAAGAAGTAATCCTTACACTCAGGCTACGACAGACAAAACTAAAAAGGTTGTAATCTAAACGAGAATAGTTTACATTCCCATTTGTGTCAGGAACTTATAGATTGAGTTAATCAATATGGCCGCACCGATAGGTAATACAAATGCTGTAAAGGGGAAGATGTTCCATGACGCTTTGCGAAAGGCGCTGGTTCAGAACCCTGCAAGACTCCCAAGAATAGTAGAGACCTTGCTGACTGCGGCTGAGACCGGAGAGGCTTGGGCAGTCAAAGAAGTAATCGACAGGTTAGACGGCAAGGCAATCCAGATCAACCAGATGGAGAACGCCGATGGCTCTCCAATCCTCAACGCGATACAGGTCACGTTCATAAAGCCTCCCGAGACCATTGATGTCTGAGGTAGAAGATAGAGAACTACTAGCCCAAGCGGTAGCCAAGGCAGAGTTCCCGGTCAAACTTGCGTGCCTCTTTGAGCCCAAGCGTTATAAAATTTTGCATGGTGGGCGCGGCGGCGCAAAATCTTGGGGGGTCTCCAGGGCCTTGTTAATTAAGGGAGCCAAAGACCCGCTACGAATCCTCTGCGCCCGAGAGTTTCAGGTCTCGATCAAGGATTCAGTCCACAAGCTCTTGGCTGACCAGATAGCAGCTCTGGGTCTATCAGAGTTCTACGAGGTAACAAACACCTCGATCAAGGGTAGGAACGGAACCGAGTTCTTCTTTGCGGGACTGAAGAACAACATCATGTCGATTAAGTCTTTTGAGGGTGTGGACATCTGCTGGTGTGAGGAAGCCCAGACCATCTCCAAGACTAGCTGGAACGTCCTGATTCCAACCATCCGTAGGGACAACTCAGAAATCTGGGTGACCTTTAACCCGGATCTTGAGACTGACGAGACCTACCAACGGTTCGTGATCAGCCCACCTGAGAACGCGATAGTCCAGAAGATCACATGGCGCGACAACCCGTGGTTCCCCCAGACCCTGCGGGAAGAAAAGGAAAACCTTGAGATCCACGACCACAACGCCTACCTAAACGTCTGGGAGGGCTTATGCAGACGGACGGTCGATGGGGCGGTCTTTGCCCAAGAGATGACTCTGGCTGAGATGGACGGAAGGATTACTAAAGTCCCGTATGACGCTATCAAGCCCGTCCACGCGGTATTTGACTTGGGCTGGGCTGACAATACTGCGATATGGTTCGTTCAGTTCATAGGCTTTGAGATCAGACTAATCCGTTATCTTGAGGACAATCAAAAAACCATGAGCTACTACCTTGCCCAGCTTCAGTCATTGGGCTACGTTTACGACACCATCTGGTTACCCCATGACGCGGAGAACACAACCTTGGCTGCGGCTGGTCGGTCGATTGCGGACATAGTTAGGGGAGCGAACTACAAGGTTCAAATCCTCCCGAGAGTGCCGGTCACGGACTCAATCAACGCCGCCCGCACAATTTTCCAGAAGTGTTACTTTGATAAAGAAAACTGCTACCAAGGGCTACAATGTCTGCGCCACTATCGGTATGATGTTGACCCAGATACTAAACAGTTCTCCAAGTCACCGCTACACGACATTTATAGCCACGGCGCGGACGCGTTTAGGTATATTGGATTGGTGGTAAACGAACCCCGGAAGGCTGGCCCAAAGAAGCCGGTGTACCAGATTCCGGGCTCATGGATGGGGTGATATATGGCAAAAGTAGACGTTCCGAGTGCTATCCCTGCGGACAGCCGCATACAGGAAGCAATCGACTTTCTCAAATTCTCTAACGAGGCTGACACCGAAAATCGGCAAAAGGGCCTCGATGACCTGAAGTTCTCCTCCGGTGACCAATGGCCCATTGAGGTTCAGAACTCCCGCCACCTTGAGGCTAGACCTTGCCTGACCATCAATAAGCTCGATGCTTACGTCAGACAGATAGTCAACCAGATGCGTCAGTCCCGCCCACGGATGCGGGCTCACTCAATGAACTCCGAGGCCAACGCAAAGGTTGCGGACATTATCACCGGGATATTCAAGCACATTGAGGTCAACTCTGACGCTGACACAGCCTACGACACCGCTGGCGAGTACGCAGTCCGCATTGGCTGGGGCTACTGGCGGGTTATTACCGACTATGTGCGCGAGGATTCGTTCGACCAAGAAATCTTTATCCGTCCTATCGACAACCCGTTTTCGGTCTACTTTGACCCCAACTCCATCCAGCCTGACGGTTCGGACGCTGAGAAGGTCTTGATCACCACCCTGATGTCTAAGGATGACTTTAGGCTCCAGTACCCCGGAGCGGATGACGGCGGTGACTTCAACCAACGCGGAACGGGTGACTTTGACCCCGATTGGGTTCAGAAGGAGGACATCCGGGTTGCTGAGTATTTCTATTGCGAGCGCAAAAAGACCAAGTTACTGCTTCTTTCCGATGGGACGAAGGTCTACAAGGACGAGGCTCCAAGCCCTGAGATCCTAGCTGCGGCAGGGATTATGGTGGTTGGCGAGCGCGATACGATGCGTAAGCAGATCAAGTGGTGCAAGCTCACGGGTCTTGAGATCCTTGAAGAACGCGATTGGGTCGGTCGCTACATCCCCGTAGTTCCCGTTTATGGACAGCAGCTTACGGTTGAGGACAAGCGCAAGAAGTACGGCTTGGTGCGTAACGCCAAGGACGCGCAACGTATGTATAACTACTGGCAGACGAGCTTGACCGAGAGCATTGCCTTGGCTCCAAAGGCCAAGTGGCTACTAGCCGAGGGTCAGGACGAGGGCCATGAGAACGAGTGGGCTCAGGCCAACATCAAGTCCATGCCGGTCTTGCGTTATAAGCAGACGGACATCAACGGCAAGGAAGCCCCAGCTCCGCAACGGCTCCAGCCAGAGCCACCGCCAGCGGGTGTTATTGCGGCTGCGATGTCCATCGATAAGGATCTTCAGTCAGTAGTCGGTATCTTTGATCCGTCCCAGTTGCCCCAAGGCAATATGTCTGGCAAGGCCATCCGTGGTCAGCAGATGCAGCAGGACATGACCAACTTCCACTACTACGACAACCTAGTGCGGTCGATGAAACACACGGGTCGGATTATCCTTGACCTGATCCCCAAGATTTACGACCGAGAGCGCGTCCTGCGGATCATTGGCTATGACGGGAAGCCTGAGATGGTCACCCTAAACCAGCGGACTCAGGATGAGATGGGCGTAGAAAAGGTACTAAATGACGTAACCGTGGGCGAGTACGATGTCTACATGGACACCGGCCCCGGCTACCAAAGTAAGCGTCAGGAGGCTGTCGAGGCCATGATGCCCATGATCTCAACGAATCAGGAGTTATTTAATCTTGCGGGTGACTTGGTGTTCAGGAATATGGACTTTCCGGGCGCGGAGGTTATCGCGGATAGGCTTGCGGCTAAC